GGAAGACAAAGATAACGATTTTGAACCATTATATAAAGCTTGTAGGGAAACACCCAATGTGAATTATCATGGGTCTGTTTCTAACGAAGAAATTCGCACAGCACTACAACAAACACACATACTTGCATATCCTTCTGTTTATAAGGAGACTGCTTGTATTTCTGCAATCGAAGCAATGAGTGCAGGGTGCGTTGTCGTGTGTCCGAATCTTGCAGTCCTTCCAGAAACTTGTGCAAACTTTGCATGGATGTACGGATATTGTGAAGACAAGTCTGAACACGCAAGGAAGTTTGCTTATGTTCTGAAGGATGCAATAGACAACTTTTGGGAACCACCAGTTCAGGCTGGTCTCGGATTTCAGAAGCAATACTTTGATATGCACTATGACATTGATACCACTGCGAAGCAATGGACAATGATGTTAAGCACTATCAAAGACAATCTTGAATCTCAAAAACAAAAAAATAATCATGGCGAAGAAAGTGAAAGTGGAAAGAAAACCGATGAAGACCAAACGAACTCGTAAGATCACAGAAGAACAACGAGAGGCGCTCCGTTTACGCATGAAAGAAATGCATAAGAAACGGAAACCAGCAGAGTACAAGAATATTAGTAATTATGTTCTTGCACTTCCAGATGAAGATATATATTCCTTTAAGAATGTGAAAGAATGGATTTCACATAATAAAGATGCAATCACTGGATTGAATGCTCAGGCTAGAGGAAGAGGTGTCGGAGAAAAGGAAAAAGCAAAGGCAGAAAATAAGGTAGCGTCTCGTAAAGCATACATTCGTTATTGTGAATATTATCTAAAAACAGGTGATTGGATCGCAGTATTTTCTGGAAAAGATGAAGAACATAAAGTCATTCCTAGATGCGTAGCAATGGCATATTACTCTGACGGCACTCCTAAGAGGTCTGTAGGGGTATTCTATCCCGATATTAGTGCAGTGTGGACAAACGACATGAACGAAACAGAATTTGGAACATCGCAAGATTACGTTCCTAACATCAAAAAAACTGTTGCATTAACAGACAAACAATTTACAGGAGATATGTAATGCCAGAATTTAATGTGCGAGAAACATTTGAAATAGTTGCAAAGGCAAAGACAAGAGATGAGAAAAAAGAACTTCTTTTGTCAAGAGAGAACTTTGCAACCAAAGTATTGTTACAATTGGCTTTTCATCCAGATGCTAAATGGATACTACCGCCCGGAGCTCCACCATATACTCCATCAACTGAAGGTGATATGACTTCCAACTCTCTTCATTTTGAAGTTAAGAAGTTGGATTATTTTACTGACCCTAGTCCACATAGTTTAGAGGAACTTCCTATGCTCCGCAGAGAAGGAATGTTTGTTGGACTTTTGGAAAGATCTGATCCTCAAGATGCACTATTGTTGATTGCAATTAAAGATAAGAAGTTATCTTACAAGGGATTGACCTACAAACTAGTGAAAGATACTTGGCCAGACCTACTTCCAGATGTTGAAGAAATAGAAGAAAAAACAGACAAAAAACGAGTTGTGGAAGTTGAAAATACCTAAATATAACTACATTTGGTTGAGATTGATATATTATGATTTTTTCTGTGAACTGATTTAATAACCAAAAGAGGATACAAGTATGGTAAAAATAGTAAGGATGTTCCTTGCTTTATTTGCTACACTATGGTATACTACTTCACAACTTAATAGTTCGGCACCATTTTACATGGATGATGTTTCAACACCATCGTCAATGTCAATAATTGAAAAAGTGGGCGACACGGATTATTATCAAACCCCCGAATCAATAATTAAATATTCATCAGCTGCCGCCGATTGTCTAGCAAAAAATATTTATTTTGAAGCAGGTGTGGAGAGTACAGCAGGAAAACTCGCAGTAGCAAACGTTACGATTAATCGTAAACTCAACACGAGATATCCTAATACCATTTGTGGTGTAGTGCAAGAAGGCATTCATTATTATAATGCTGAGTTAAAAGATAATGTTCCAGTGAGAGATAGATGTCAGTTTTCGTGGTATTGCGATGGCCGGTTGGATATTCCAAACGAAGGTAGAACGTGGGAGTCTGCACAAGAACTTGCAGTAATAGTGCTAGAAAGTCACTATGATGATGAACTCATAGATATAACAGATGGTGCTACACATTATCATGCAAATTGGATGAAAAAATATCCATATTGGAGTAAAACTAAAAAAATAATGGCTTCAATCGATAGACACATATTCTATGGAACGAAAAAATCTTTATGAAAAAACTTGACAAATGCTGATCAATAGTGTATAATAGTATATGAAGAGTGAGGAATATATGATTTTCAATCTACACAGAGATACATTATGAAACATTTATTGAGTAGTATTTTAATTATGATGGCGATAAGTTCCGCATCTTATGCTGCAGTAACAAAGACAGAGATTAAAGAAGAACGTGTTTGTCTTGCTGTAGCAGGATGTTCGATTGATGCAAAAACTGGCGACTGTCCCGATTGTGTTGTGGAGACACGAAGAGTCGTTACAGAAATAAATGATCCAGTTGTTAAAGTTCGTTCTATTGCTAAGACATCTGTTATATCTAAACCAGTGTCAATTGCAAAGAAACTTAGTACTAAGCCGGGGAAATGTTTCTTTCCCGAATTAGGATGGCCCACAGGAAAGATCAACCCAAATACCTTTGAGATTATTACTACTGGTGAATGGCACGATTGCGATTATTACGATTGGGGAAAGAACACTACTATTGCAATTGAAAAAGGAATAAAAGAGTGTGGAAGATATATGAATTGGACTTGGACTAATGATAGACAAACAGAATATAAATGTAAAGGATAATAATGCCAAATTACGATTATGAGTGTGAGAGTTGTGGAGAAATATTTGAAGAATCAACACTTATTGCACAAAGAAAAAAACCTACTGAAAAACCATGTCCACAAGAAAATTGTGAAGGTAAAGTTAAAATGGCGTTTGCTGCTCCGTTTGTTGGTGACCCATGGCATTTTGCTGGGAAGAAGATTGACGATGGATTTAAAGACAAACTCAATCAAATAAAAAGTAAACATTTACATTCAACCATTAATGTCTAACAAGTAATAATGAAAAAATTTAATTATGAACTTCTTGAAAATCGAAAAGATCAATTAGTTCAAGATAATTCAAAGGAAGATAGAGTGTATCATGCTCCGAAAGGAACATATCCATCTATCACCAATTTACTGTATCATATCATCTCTAAGCCAGGAATTGAAAAGTGGAAAGCAAGAGTAGGAGAAGAAGCTGCTCAAAAGATATCCACCAAGGCCGCAAGGAGAGGAACACGAATACACAAATACATTGAACGATATATGGAAGGTGATGCGGATTATTTAAAAAAATCACCACCAGACCATAAAGAAATGGTCAATCTTGTCGTTCCTCAAATCAATGAAAAGATAGATAATATACGAGGCATAGAATTGGGAATGTGGTCTGATGGATTGAAGGTCGCAGGAACATCAGATTTAGTTGCAGATTACGAAGGTGAACTTGCAGTTATTGATTGGAAGACAGCTGCGTATATCAAGAAAGAAGAATATCTACTTTCTTATATCCTTCAAGGAACAGCATACTGTAGAATGTTGTATGAGATGTATGGACTACTTCCAAAGAAAATTGTCATATGTTCATTGATTAGATTTGACCCTATGAAATACAATCCTCTATTAGATGAGGACATTCATATTGATTGGAAAGTATACAATCCCTTAGATTATATTCGCCAACTAAAATCGGTATGTGATGCATTTCATTTTAGTAAGAAATAAATAGTATAAATATTTACAGATATACAGGAATTTGTTTGATGACCCAAAAGGATAGTTAAGTAAGACATCGGTGCGATTCCGATCAGCTCCACCAAGAGAGTATTAAGTATTCTGTTGATGGGGCTGCAATAGAGTTCGATTGCTAATGAAAGTATTGGAGAGAACAGATAGGGTGATGACCAACATCAAATCCATAATCGCAAATAATTCCGATTATACTGCATATTCTTACGCACTCGCTGCGTAGAGTATAGCTGAGTTAGAGGGTAGTCCTCCGGCCAGTCGCTTGGAAACAGAAGAACTGGCCACCACACACAAACACACACATAAAGGAAAAATATGTCAAATCCATATGAATTAAGATTTAGACTTTTAGAGATGGCACAGGGTTATCTCCAAGACGAATTAACAAGAAAAGAAAACGTTGCAATGGATGCATGGAATTTTGCACAAGAACAGGGCGAAGCAACAACAGGGTTACGAAAAGAACTTCAACCCGAATCTTATTCTATTGAGGATATTAAGAAAAAGGCTAACGAACTCTACGAATTTGTAGAGAAGAAGTAGTATTCACAAAATTGGGGAGTCAGTTATCTCCCCATATGGACAAACAACATGAATAACAAAATATACAAAAAAAGAATAGGGGATGGGAAAGTTAATACCTCCGCTGAAATGATTGAAGAACAAGAAGAAAAATTATGGGAGAGTAATCCAATGGAAGCGTTACGTTATGAGAAAATTGAAACAAGAAAAAAACTGAACTGGTGGTCAAGATTTACATTATCTCTGATTATAGTTCTCACTTTTTTGTTTTTAATATGGTTGTTATTTTTTGGTACATTACCAGCAGAATCTAGAGATCTGGTAAATATTATGGTTGGTGCTTATGTGGCTGTTCTCGCAAAGGCCACGGATTATTGGTTTAAAGATAAAGATGATCCAGAACAAAAAGAGGGAGAAGCAATGAAGAATGCAAATATTTAACTTGACAATGATGTCCTAATTTGATATAATTAACACAATGGAAGAAATACTTAATATGTATACATCGGAACGTTATAATTCCGAGATTGATGAAATAGTCAAACGAACAAAGATGAGTTATCTAGATGCGATGCTTTATCATGCTGATGAAAATGGTCTTGAATCGGAAACGGTTGCAGGGCTGGTTAATGTTAAGACAAAAACTAAATTAAGGGGAGAAGCAGAAATTCTAAATTTCATGCCGAAGACTGCAAAACTTCCCATATGATATATCAAGTGACTCCCTATGAAGTGTACCAAAAATATTTGTCGTTGAAACAGCACTTCAACAAGACTGAATACGATTACTTTAAATTTCATGGAAAGGTTCGTGCAAGCGAGTCTTCTTTTGATAAGAGAAAAGACAAACAACATTTCATCCGTCTGTCTAAAATCTATAAGGATGAAGAACTCACTAAGTTTCTTGTTGCTAACTTTGTTAAGACAAGGAATCTGTGGGTAGGAAATGCTACTTCACCAGAAGGTAGAAGTAATTATATTGCATGGAAGGCAAGAATACAAAGTCTTCCATACGTATTTGAGAATGAATTGGAATCAGTGTTCGATGAGAACGAGACTTTCAATAACATTTTCAATGTAGAGGATGGTCAACATCCTCCAATAGTTCGCCATGTGTTTGGCAATGAAGTTTCGTTGGAAACCTTTGTAATACTGGATTCCATTCTTAACTTCACCTCTAAGTTCAATGAGAGCATAGAGGAAACGGTCGTGTGGCCGGAACTTTATAGTATGTGTAATAATTATGCTCCATTCGTGGTAGTGAATAAGCAGAAATACGTTGACATACTCAGAAGACAAGTAGAATTACATTATGCATAATGTGGATAATCTGAAACATATAGAATAAGGAGAATACAATGGCAAATTCATTTGCTTCCCTCAAGAAAAGTCGGTCAAACGATCTTCAGAAACTTCAGTCAGAAGTCGAGAAGATAAACAATCCTAAAAACAATTACAGTCGAGAAGATGAACGCTTCTGGAAAGCGGAAATCGACAAGTCTGGTAACGGTTATGCCGTTATTCGATTTCTTCCCCCACCCAATGATGAAGAAATGGCATGGGCCAAGATCTTCAATCACGGTTTCCAAGGGCCGGGTGGATGGTATATTGAGAACTCTTTGACCACTATTGGTCAGAAAGATCCATTGGCAGAGTATAACTCTACTCTTTGGAACTCAGGTATCGAAGCGAACAAAGAGATCGCTCGTAAACAGAAACGAAGACTTACATACATCTCTAACATCTTTGTCGTTGAAGACAAGGCGAATCCACAAAACGAAGGTAAGAATTTCCTTTTCCGTTATGGAAAGAAGATTTTTGATAAGGTCAGTGGAATGGCTAATCCTGAGTTTGAGGATGAGTCTCCAATTGACGTTTTCAATTTTTGGGATGGTGCGAACTTCAAGTTGAAGATTCGTAAAGTGGATGGTTTCTCAAACTATGACAAGTCGGAGTTTGTTGCTTCTGCAGCATTGTTTGAAGATGATGCCAAGATGGAAGAAACTTGGAACGCACAACACTCTCTTACAGAGTTTGTCGGAGAAGACAAGTTCAAGTCCTATGATGATTTAAAATCTCGTTTGGATGTTGTTCTTGGAAACGTTACCACACCAGCAATGACTGCTCCTGTTACTGTTGAATCAGTAGAGGTTCCGTTTGATGGTGGAGTACCTATCACATCATCTCCATCAACTTCTGATGAAGACAATCTTGATTATTTCAAGAAGTTGGCAGAAGCGTAAACACTGCTTCTATCGATAAAAGTTATCTCGTCCTGACCCAGGCAATAACTGTCCTGAAGGTTGGGGCGGGATATAGTTTGCAACATTATTAATTACTGTTTGTGAACTTGAATCAATTACAGTTGGTGCTGAACCAACTCCTCCCATACCACCATATCCTACTCTCGCCATTGCATTTTGATTCATTGTTTGTCCTGCAATTGATACCGCAGACATCATTATTCCTGCAGCTTGATTGTCCATAACCATTTC